CCCGTTGCCGACCAGCACCGGATTCTAATCCGGAGGATCGTAGGTCCGACTCCTGCCGCCGCTACAGTGCACGTTGAAAATGGCTGTCGGTCTAGAAGACTGACGGCCGTACTTTTTATCTGTAGTATGTGGGTAGGCTGCCCCATTTGACTAAGGTTACAGGAGTACCCCTAGACGACGCAAGCGGGGAATGTCCTTTGTTTTCAACACTTTGCACAAGATTTCTTCAGATGGCATACGGGTTTCACCCGATGGACTAGACAAGTACTAAAACGAGAATAATTACTCTAAACCATGTAAGTAATCCATCATATCTATTACAGCACTGTCACCATCAGCGAAAGTTAGATTGAGTGTGGTGCTATTACCGTGGACAGCGGTGCAGGTTATAGTACATTCACCAGCAGAAATGCAGTCGTATTGTAGGCCAAATTCAGGGGGAAAGACAGAGTGTGTCCCAGACAGTAATGTGTACTAGGTGGTTAGGGAAGATTATTGGGACTTTGTTCTTATTTTGGCGATGTTGGAGCATTATGTATTTCATTTATCCTCTAAAAGACATTCAATTTCTTCAAGTGTTTTTGGTAATTTATCTCGTGCAGGTGGAAGATAATAAGCATAACCTAATTTATGTAATAGTTCTTCTAAAAATTCATAACGATGAGCAGACTCAATTTCTATATAAAACTGAATTATTTGAGAGTTTCTTACAATCATACTTTTACCTTTTATATCCATATTAACTCCTCATACTCCCCTTAATCATATCATAATTCATTGTTAGTTGTTGTATATCTGCCATGTCTACGTAAGGACCATGATATCTTACTAATATGTCGTTTTCTGGATATTTTACTAACATATCTCCTTTTCCAAGAAGATTCTCAGCTCCTCCGGTGTCAAGAATAGTTTGAGAATCAACCCTACTTGTACATCTAAGTGCGATGCGGCAAGGCAAGTTTGTTTTTATGGTTCCGTTAATAACTTTAACATCTGCTCTTTGAGTACAGGCGATAATATGAACTCCTGCTGCTCTGGCAATGCCCGCGGCAGTCTGGATTCTGGACATAACCCTAGGAATATCTTCATATTTCTCTTTATCCTCCTTACGAGCTTCTTCGTCTAATTTAATAAGATAACCGAATTCATCTAACATAAGAATAATATATGGAAGGCTTTCTTTCCCACCCATCATTTTATGATAAGATTGAATATTCCGTACCTGTGCATTTTGTAACATACTATTCCGACGACGAATTTCTAACATGATTGTGTTAATCATATTGTGAAATTTGTCCAAGTCATCTGCCACATCTAAAACATGTGGCAGGGTCTTAAATAAAGGTAAATCTAATTTTTTAGTGTCAACCAAATACATATTAAGTTCACTAGGATTAAAGTAGTACCCAAGACTCGATAATATAGCTGCTTCATAGACACTCTTTCCGGAGCCCGTACTACCAGTAAGAAGTACATGAGGACAAGCTGCAAGATCAAAAGCACTCTTATTACCATGAAAGTCTACTCCTAGTGGTACAGGGATTTCCATTTCTTTTACTTTTTCATCGTTCATGTACCAATAGAGAACATCCTTAAAATCTACAATTTTTCGTTCTTTATTTGGGATAAAGATTACTACTTTGTCCTTTATTCGTTGTGTAATTACTTTGTCCACTCCCAAGGAAAGGGCAAAGTCCTCACTACGTTTGAGAAATTTACTAAGACTTTCCCCTTGGTCGAGTTCAAAGAAATATGCCGTTACTACTGGCCCTTGTTCTACACCAATAGGCTTGGCTTGGATGCCAAGACCGATTAGTTTACGGACAAGAGCCAAAGTGTTGGTTGTTTGTTCTGGTGTATAGGATTCTGTCATGGGATAATTTCATCCTCGGATTCTTCGTCGTCTGTGTAGAAATCTTCATCATCGATAAAATAATCAACTTCGATTATATCACAAATACATGGATCTTGCCCACATTCGGGACAGGGGATATTGTCGTTGATTTCATCTACTGGATTCATATTGTTTCTCCTCTCTGTATTCTTTCTTTTATTTCCGGATTACTCAACAATGCTCTATATCGCGGGGATAGATACTTTAGGCCACTACTAAGACTTTGACTATCTTTGAAATGAATAAATGTCCCGCCAGTCATTTCTGCAATTTTCTTCATTTCTGCATAACCACCACTAGTGTTATCGTAGGCTTCACCAATAAAAATTGTATCTATTGGAATCTCTTTTTCTTGATATTTCTTAATAACGCCAATAGCAAAATCCGTTGGTTTACTATCCCAGCTTTCGCTATGACCAATTAACTTACTACCTGTCGGACTACCATCGCTGAAAACTACTCCTCTTGTAATAGACTCGTTGGTTATCATCAAGTCTAACTTACCATACAAAGGCGTTCCTCCACCTGCCTTTATCCCAAGTACAAAGAGATTAAGCAAATCGTAGTCTACGGTTAATGGTTTAGGGTCAATGTTAAGCGGGTAGAGGCAGATACTAGTGGTATTGAAGTCACAGGATGCTGTGAAGTTTTTCACAGCACTGTGAGCATTGGTAATGGCTTCACCGCTCATACTGCCACTGTCATCAAAGACAATACCTAAACGATTGGGGACTGTTTTTGGATCTAGTTCTTTTAATTTTTGTTCTGTTTGCTCACGAACAGCGGCGATACCTTTTTTGAAGCCTAGAGATATCTTAGGTTTTACTGTTAAGTTTGTTGATTCTGTCATTCGTATTCGCTCCTTAATTTGTCTAAATCTAATCCACCTAATTCATCTTTTATAATTTTATCACTACCACAACCTAAACAATTATCTGTGACACAGAAACATAAATTACAAGTACCACAATTATAACACCAATATTCATATGGAGGAGAGTAGGGAAGGTTATGTAGGTCAATTCGCATATTAAAAGTCACCTTTTATATAAGCATCAATAACTTTTCCTACTATAATAGCACGTTGTTTTCTGGTTTTTGCATTATAATATTTGTTTGAAAATTCCTTTGGCCATTTAGATAAAATCATAATTTTCTTTTTTGATAATTTTATTGCTTTATCAAAATTTCTCTTTGTTATTTTAAGTACTAGCATACTCCGTCTCCTTTTTCGTTTTAAAATAATTTAATTCAAGAGCCGACCAACATTCATTTACATCACGGACAAGAATATGATTCTCCGGTTTCTTGTCCGGGTGGTTAATCATTAACCATCGTAGATATTGTTTTCTGGCTACGGGATATTCAATACCTTTAATATCATGTCCGGTTAAATTTTTGAATTTATCGAGATATACATCAACAGGAATAAACACGGCTTGGTTTGTTTGCTCTGTCGGTTTTGGCGTGAAATCGAGAGAAAAGAATTGGTTCATTAATGAAACCATTTCCTTAAATGGTTCGATATATTTCTCGATTAGGAACCAAACTTTAGTTTCTGGATCATAGTCTCGTTCTCCGTAGGGAATATTCTTAAGATACTGAATAAGTATCTGCATCTGATTCCAGTTCTTTGTATCGGAGAATTTAATAGCAAAGGCACTGGATTTACTAGACCAGTGGATAGAGACTTTTGTAGTAGTAGGAGAAGAATCTAGCCATGATGGGCGTCGTCGGTAGGGCATAAAGAACACACACTCCAATCTTTTGAGTTTAGAGAAAATCTGGAAAGTTGTCTACAGGAATATCTAAGAATATCTGCTTTGTTTTCAATAAGTTATAGGATATGTAGAAAGCCATAGAAGCACCTATGGATTTCCATATATCTTATACCATACAAGAAATGCTAACAATTATTATTTTTCAATACCACAATATCCGTTCCATCACACCTATCTCCATGATAAGCGATAGCGGTGTAATTAATCTTCTTATCATGTAACACGATACGATCAAACAATGGATTACGTTGTAATTCGTTAATTGCATTAGCTGCTAGTTTAGCAACTGCGGATAGTGCTTTGGCCATGTTCTTTTCTCCTTTGTTTTTGTAAAATAAAAAAGGGTACATATATTGCTATATGTACCCTGTACAACATTGTAGGATAGATCACATATACTCTAGTGATCTTGATTATATGGTAAACCTACAATCTCAATTACTCCGCCGGGACGTAATAATCCTTCCCTGTGGCAGACAAATATGCCTTCCACATACTATCCTTAATAGCTGCCGGAAGATTAGACAAAGACTTCCAAGCCTTTTGTTCCTCAGTCAAGAACACTCGCTTACTACCACTGGTAATTTCATTAGTAAGATCAACAACATCACCAGTGAGGACAAAATTACCCTTTTCGTCCTGCTTCGTGGCAATAGCTCTCAAGCGATTCATTACCTTACCACTGGCACCATTGTTAAGAAGTTTAACAAGTTCTGCCTTTACATCTTCAGTCGGGCGAACAGAACCATCTTCATTTTTCCATTCCTTCTCAGCAAAGGCAAGTAATCCATCCCAGCTTGAAGGATAATCAGTACGGACTTGGATAGTAGTACCAGCAAACAAATTCTTTTCGCTTAGTTCTTCTGCTTTTTTTACATCCGTAAGCATTTCTGCTTCCGTTACTTGTTTACCATTTTCAAGAACAGGATTACCATCTTTGTCGGTCTTGGTCTTAAGACCAAAAGCAATATCAAAGGTTTCTGTACGGGTTAGTGGTTGGGTTGGTGTGGCTACGGTTGTGGACATGATATATGTTGCTCCTTTTTTGTGTGTTATATTATCTAGATTATACAACAATTTTGGATAGTAATAATTAGGATAACTGGAATCGAACCAGTAACCAACCGGACACTTGAGGTGATAAGGCTCTAATCCGGGTGCTCTATCCATCTTGAGCTATATCCCTACATAGGTTATCAACCTATTATCGAATTATTACCATCCATCAGGAAACCTAGCTTCCTAGGTGCCCCTGAAAGATGGTCCGATTTATTCCGTCGGACCTAGCGGGAGGATTTATGTCTTTCCCCAAAGACAAGACTAGATTATCAAATGGCCTTGGGATTGTCAAGGAGAATCTTTGAGACTATTCCCGGTGTGGTAAAATCAGGGTATATAACTGATTGTTTTTCAGGAGTTTGCAAGGATAGTTGTTGAGAGTCTTTTTCCGAAATTATTTTTTCAACATACTCCCAAAATGTCTGCCTGTCTGGGTGGGTTTGGACGGTTTCCATATAAGCAAACAAACGAATACAGATATGTGTAATTTCTGTATTCGTGAAGTGGGATTTAATTAGCTTGTCTGTTAAGTCAGAACGATTCTTCATTATACTGTAGTCTGTTGGCATTTATTCTCCCGTCAATACAAAATGTGGTTGTTCTTGACTAATACTCTTCCCGAGACGTTTCTTACAATCTGGACAGAACTCAAGGGGATTGTTGTTTTGGTCTACTGTGTTAATAGAGTATTCGTGTACATTGTGGCAGAAACGATTAGTACAGATGAGGATGTTTCGTTCCTTTAGTAAGGGCGTATTTGTAGATGGTTTGTTGTTTGTATTAAATCCATAATCACTCATACAATATATTTCTCCTTTATCACTTTCTCAATATACTCAATTATTTCATACAAACACGTCACGGGACATAACACATATTGGTGAAAGTTTATATGAAAATGATGATCATGTGAATGCCAACAAAGATGCTGTGTCTCTTGCCAGCCAGTGTTTAACTTTCGTAGAACTTCATGGTGATCTTCTTTGTGACTAATATCTCTGGTAGCATCTGGATTGCTGGTGTCTATATGTTGTAGGGCTTCTACGATTAATATCCATCTACAATCTGGAGTCGGTGGTGGATTGGAGTTCGGATTACTTAGATGTTGTTTGTAAGAACCACCAGTGTAAAACATCATACTTTGTGATGGATTACTATCAATATCTCGGAGGATGTTAACAAGGAGTTTTAGTTGTGAAAGCATTAGTCAATCCATTGTAAAATAATAGTAATGATAGCTATCCCGCCCGTACGGCCTAACGGCCCTTGCAGGGAATTTATTGATTATAACTATTAAGCCAAAGTTGTTCTTGAATCCAAGATTGTACTATAAATCTCAAATACTGACATCTTGTTCTGTTTGCTTTTTTTATTAATCTTTTAAGTTCTACACTATCTTTTTCTGATAACGTAAAACTAAAATGTACTAAATGTTTCTCTGTACCCCATTCAGGAGATGTAGATAATCTTTTTTTCTTCATTTATTTTTCTCCTTGTCTTTTACCTTAAACTAGAATGTTGCACGACGAACCAAATAACAACAAACATCACGGCTTGCCAGATAATAGCATTTACGAAGCCTTTTAGAATCTTTTTCTTCGTAAGAGAAGATGTTTGTAATGGGATTATTTTCATACTGCCCCATTGGAGGGACATGACTTTATCCTCCTATCGGACGAATTTTATATTTCTGTTGCGTATTTTGTGGTGGCTTTCGTACTTCGTTAATGAGATTAATATCATTTTCATTAACTGTAGAAAATCCCGAGTTACTCTCTAGGGATTTTTGTTGTTCTTGTTCTTGTAGCTTTTTATCCTCAATTTCCTTCTGTTTTCTTCTATTTTCTGCTTCTCGTTCGTCTTTTGCTACTAATGCAGCAGCAATAAGTAATCCTTCTTCTTTTCCTAGTGGATGTTCTGATGATACAGCTTTAATATGTTCTCCGACAGAAACTTCATTACCATTTCTATCTTCAACCATAGCAACATAACCGTCTGCTTTCATGGTATAGACTGAATTACGATGAATAAGAGATGCTACTAGATTCTTAGGTAGATACCTTGCTCTATTCGCACAACGTTTAGAGCAAAATACCTTATTAATCTTAATAGCATAGAAAATCTTCTGATCTATGATACATATCTTCTTGTACATCATATGTACACTCCATATGGTTCTCTGTATTTATTCTCCTGTACAAGAGTATATATCTTCTTTAATTCATAAAGTCTTTTCCAATCAGCATTGGATTTTTCCATGATATCTTGTATTGATCTTGAACGTTTTCTAGTAGTTTTTTCTCTGTGACACAATACACAAAGCAACTGATATCTTGAATTAATATAAGCTATTAACATAGGCTCATCCATTTCATAGATATCAATTATCAGTTGATATATTGTATGTGATTCAAAATGCTTACGTTCAAGACCACCATCCTCATGGATATGATCAAAATCAATACAACGGATATTATCACAATATCCACATATAGCACATTTCAAACCAAGAAGATTTAATACTTTTAGTCTCTTTGACATAGAGCCTTTCAGGAGATAGATTCACTATAGGCTCTTGTGTGTCTCTTGTCAAGCGAATTTGATTCCTATGTAAATCATTTGGAATCAATAGGATAGGCGTAAATCATGTAGCTAAGAGCGTCGATCTGGCTCTGTAGGCCACACGTTCGGGTTAGAAATGAGGGATTCGTGTTCGCTTGAGTTTGATTTTGAAGAGTGTATTAACATCACACACATATTACTACACACACAACACACTACTACAACAACAATCACCAGAAGCAAGGAAATCTTGCGAAGTAATCCATAGAAAATCGAATCCTTGATTCTTAACCCCAGCGCAACACCCCCAGAGGCCAATCGACAATAGAATCTCGCAATAGAGCCTCTAAATCATTGAATCTAAAGAAGATAACTACAAATCTAGTTCTCTTTTCTAGAGTCAATGTAACGTCCTACACGAATTTATCTCCATTTACAACAGCTAAATTGCTCACCATAACCCCCAACAAGACCACTAGTGGTGGTTCTATGATGATAAGCACCACTAATGGGTCTGTTGGATATGAAAATCATTACTTCTGCCGTGGGTAATCAACTTTGATTCTTTAACGAACGTGCCCCACGTAACCTACTACCATGAATCTTCTCAAGCCAGACATACCTAACTTCCGGACTAACCACATCCGGCATTAAACGAGACAAATTTCGTTTAACCCGAAATGCTCGCCTTGGATGCTGGACGCTATCAATAATCTCATCCATCGTTAACGGTACAGAATCCCGCCTATTATCTACGGCTTTATCCAAAACCGTAGTATCACCAGCAAACGGATTCCCATGCATACTAGAAGCGCGATTATATACCCGTATTGCTTCATTAGAAATCCTCCGTTTCTCCTGAGCAATCTTATGCTCATCCGACCTAACAGGACATACAAACGAGTCAATTATCTCATCCAATGTCTTGTTAGTCTTGCGCTTGTTCTTCTGCATCATAATCAGGAATCCATCCTCTCTCATGATTGATTTCGTCGTGATAATAACGAAATCCACAAATACTATCATCATGATGCGTATGATGTAATCCGCACTGAGGGCAGTAAGCACCACGGGAATCATTATCCGAATACATATTCTTTTTCCTCCTGCTAATAGCCTAGTCACCGCTATTTACCATAGCATAGACTATTAGCGTAACCTAGAAGTTATATTGCTTCTTGATTGCCACAGCCCGCTCCATTGCCTTGAGCATCGTCTGACACTTCGGATGCCCTTTAGCAATGAGTTCTACTTCATCTTGTGTCTTAGTTCCCTTATATGCAGGACTCCCTGCCATCTTAACCACAAGACTCTTCCAACGTCCAATTGCTTGCTGGCAACCATACTTCAATTCCTTAATCGCCCCCTGTTCAAGCATGTAACGCTGATACTGAGAAGGATTGTCAAACGAGTTAGCCTCATTACGTTGTAACTCAAAGGCCAACTCAACCAACGTTGTCGTAGCAGTATTCACCACCACAATTGATTCTTTGTCTTTCTCAATCGTGGTAGTAACTTGCTCAAGTTTGCTGGTTTCCTTGTTTTCCTTGTTCTCCAATCCCACAACCGGAACAACCGTCTTTACTTCCGTTGCTACTGGCATTGTATTATCCTCCGCTTTGAATTGTAGTCTTGATTAGTACAGGTTAACGCGTGAGAGGGAGAGAAGTGTACTGTCCTAGTTGCGTATCAGACTAAAGAACAGGATATGCTAGCTTACCTGCTTAGTGGATAGGCTTTGGTTAAGGCAGTGTTCTTTCACTCCCACTCATTAACCTGTACTTTCTAGGCTACTAGCAGAAGAAAAAAGATTGCGGAGTAAGCAGCTCCCACCATTACTTGGCTTGCTGTTACCAACCGTTGGCCTATTCATTGTAATTCAGGCCATCCGATCTAACAGCACCAAGCTAACAGCAGTTAAGCTGTACCGCTTGTCATACAAGATGGGACATGATAGCATTGCGCTTGCTTTGATGTGCCTGACTGTCTAACACTACACAGTCCGCGCTGTAATCATCGTGCCATCTATTACCATCGGTTGTGTTGACCACGCCTCACGCCAATTCCGGTCAACCGATCAACCTGCTGTAATGGTGTAATCCTACCACAGCCGTGGTCAGTGTCAAGTTTATTTTAATAAAGATCATTCAGTTAATTCTGTAACGACTGAAACAAGTAAGTCTATCATCATACTAATGATTACTACAGAGTACTTTATGATACAAAGTATTAACCATTATGCTATTAACCAAGGCGACACTAGTAATACACTTGTTTGGTAATGAAATTGCATACGTTGCACAAAAATTTTTTGTAAAAAATAATATACTCGGAGTAAATAATCATCTCTATTAAGGGAAATTGTGTAATAATGGGAGTTTGATTGTACTAAGTTAGTGTTGTTAAGAGTTGGTCGGAGGGAGTTTTTGTAGACAGGCGGGGTTTGGAAAAATAAATTGTAAAGTGTTGGTAGACAAGGGCGGATATTATTGGACATGCGTGTATATAAAGGATAGAGTTGTGTCCAATAGGCATGGGCACAGAAGGCCTTACCGGGAGCGAGAGGGCATTAGTGTATGGATACTACTATTGAATCTCAAAAAGCTATGGACAATAGCGGTGAGGATATTGATAGTGGCCCGTTAGCTAATGCCCTTTTGTTACACATAAAAGAGTATTATGGCAAGACACAGCAACAAACCGCATCAAAGGACGATAGACAAGATCAATCTGTTGGTTAGGCTGGAGTTGGATAATCCGCAGCTTAATTCAACGCAGATTGCTTTGTTGTGTGGGTTGAGTATTGGGCGGTTCTCCGTTCTAAAAGCATCTCCTTTGTATCAGACAATACATAATCAGTATATGACAGGATTGCTAACTAACTTTGATACGAAGATTAAAAATGGCTACAATATTAGCCAAGAGACATTAGAATTTGCTGTCCCGATAGCAATGCAAGGTTTGGTTAAACAGGCACTTACGGCCAAGGATGAGAGAGTTAAGAATAAGGCGTTTAATGATATTCTAGACAGGGATGGGCGCTTTGCGAAAGTTAGCAGAATTGGAACTCCTACTGCTGAACAGGGTGGTATAGCAGATGATAAGGATAATAGGGCAGTGTTGGAGATGATTAATGCATTGAAGAATAATCACCCAAACGGGGGCGGGGCATCGTTACCCAATCCGCCAGCGCCGAGTATAAACACTCCGCCATTAACAGAAAGCACTCATTAATATGAAACGCCTCTATATTATAGCCGCATTACTTTTCCTGGCCGCCATCGGGCAATGTGCAGCGGCGCAGACTACACAAGCACAGTGTAATACAGACACTGCTTCTCCTAGTGTACAATTAATCTCTGGAATAACAACAACATCCTATACGGACTCTACCCCAGTAGATAACACAACCTACGCATATATCGTAACTGCTAATGATTTTGCTGGCTTTGCCTGTAGTAATCTCGTCCTGAACGTAACAATCCCGATCACAGGAACACACACTGTAGCGTTAAGCTGGGTTGCTAGTACAACATCCGGCGTAACCTATAGTGTGTTTCGGGCGCAAGTACCAGTCGCACCTACAGGACTTACGGTTACGGTGAATTAATGAAACCACAGCCAATGTGTTTTATTTGTGGTAAATTACCAGCGGAAACAAAAACAAAAAGGTTGGTAATAGATCACAATCATGATACTAATGTAATACGTGGTTGGTTATGTGATTTTTGCAATTCTCAAGTAGGATTATTTGAAAGTAAATGTGATAGATCACCAATTATAGTAGAACGAAGATTTCAAATAAGTTACAGAGCATGGTTGGCGTGTTATCTTAATAGATTGTATTTACATCTTAAAAATAATACAGGATTTAAATACCATAATCGACGCGATTTCCGGCGTCGATTTAGCTGTGCATTTGCGAGATAACAATTGGATTCGTACAAGAAACAATTGATATAATGTCAACAATCCTCACAGATATCTCTGATATTAGTAGTCCGCAAGTTGACTTGACACAAGAAGTCAATAGAACGTCCTATGCTTATCGTTGGAATATAATCCCACCTAGTACAAAACTCTCCCCATATGTCCAAAACCTTTCCCATCGTTTAAATGCCCTTGGTGATAACTTCTATTTCATTAAATTCATCCTTCGTAAACATAGGCTTTCTAATTCTTTTCATCGTCAATATTGTGATGCCTTTCAGAGTTGGTCTTTGAAAGAAGTATTTGAAGTACCTAGAGATCATTTTAAAACCACCATTGGTAGTGTCGGTATGCCTATTTGGTGGGCCTTGCCGTTTAATGATCGTGATGAGCGAATGATGAGGGCACTTGGTTATGGTGATGAATGGATTGCTTGGATGCATCGTGCTCACGATCAAAATACACGTACATTGATAGCAATGGAGACTATTACTAATGCATGGAAGGTAGGGAAGAAGATATCGTCAGAGTATAAGAATAATAATTTCTTTAAACAATTATTTCCTGAGATTCTTCCTAATACATCGTGTCAGTGGACAGCAGACACTATGACACATCTCCGTGATTATACAAAAGGAGATGCTAATCAAGGTGAAGGGACATATGAATTTACGGGAGTCGATGCTGCTCTTCAGTCTAAACATTATCGCCGCCTTGTATTTGATGATCTCTATGGAAAAGATGCTCTTAAGTCTGAACTTGTTGCTCTTAGTACATGGGAATGGATGCAACTTGCAGTAGGCGCTTTTGATTCTGATCCAACTAATCCGGACATGGAATGTGATGAAGTAGTAAATGGAAATCGTTGGTCATTCCATGATCTTAATTGGAAGATTAAGAAAGAACTTCCTTATTTCAAATTCCATACACATGATGCTGAAGGTGGTTGCTGTGAACTACATCCACCCGGAATACCAATATTCCCTGAAGAATGGTCGATGGTTAAGTTATTAAGAATGCGTCAACGTCTTGGGGAATATTTTTATTCATGTCAGTTTCGTAATCGACCAATACCTCCCGGTGGAAATACCTTTAAATCTGAGTGGCTTCGACATTATGTATTAATTTCCACCACTATAAGCAAAGCTGCTCCCGGTTGGAAACAAATAAATATTAATATCCCTATGTCCGAAAGTGGTTCTTTCGGTACACAAGGCTACCAGATTGTCCCACACGAAGATATGGTAAGCAAGCGCCATATGACAGTCCGCCACGAGATGAATAATGGTGTTCTTCCTAAAGATATAGCTACTTCTAATCTCACTAAAATGCTTATGATTGATCCGAATCATAAAGGAGAAACAGGCCGTGCGAATCATGCTCTTATGCTTCTTGGAATCAATCGTGATCCTTTTAATCTTTACATACTTGATGGACGTGCTGATACCTGTAGTCGGGAAGATATTATGCACCATGCGTATGTTATGGCGGAGAAATGGCGGATTAGAGAGATATGGGTCGAAATAAGTGCAGGACAAACATGGTGTAAGACGGCATTTGAGATTGAGGATAAACTTAGAAGTTCATTAGGAAAGTGGTACTTCCATCAAATAAATGAATTTAAAGACAACCGGAGTGACAATGCGAAAAGTGATCGTATTGAGGACGCAGAGCCATTTTTTCGTCGGGGGCAGATATGGGTTTGTCAGAACGACCAGACAGGCTTTACGCAAAAGTTTATGGAAGAATATAATGAATACCCTCATTGTGCAACTAGGGATATCCTCGATATTTTAGGACATGGGTTGCAGAATCTTGATTTAAGTAGAATGAGTGAACCAGAGATGGATGGTTTTATATTACAACAGCAGAAACAAGCTATGATGTTACATGCTGGGAGGAATTCTGTCACGGGGTATTAGTATGTTCAATGCGGAAATAGTTAATTTACAGAACGAACTAGGGCGGAGAAAGAAAGATAATGGAAACTCCGAGAATAAATTGGGAAATTAATATAGGGACCGTTTTTCATGTACTAATACTTATAGGTGGTCTAGCCGTTGGGTATGGGAGTATGATGAATAATTATGAGACACATTTAAAAATCATACAAGACATGCAACAACAGACAACAAGGATTGAGAAGTATTTAAGTTCTAAAGATCCTAATTATTGGAAAGACTCTAAGGATTATTAAAACAATGTGGCAGAATATACAAAGGAATTGGAAAACAAATTTAGTTTCATTGATTGCATTTATATATACTATCCCACAGGCTGTTGTATGTATTCAAGAATGGATTAATAATCAGCCCTGTAATTGGCGATCGGCAGTGTTGGGATTGTTACTTGGTCTTGGGGCAGCAGCAGCAAAAGATTCAGATAATCATAGTAATGTAACTGAAGTTAATAAAGCTACGAAAGAGGATGAAGTAAATAATCCTTTACCACAACAAGCCTGGAAACCTTTTCCAGATAAAAAGAAATAGGAGTCTTATGGCAAATGGAGCTTTAACGTTTCTTAGTAAGTTAGGTAAATATTTAGCAGAAGGTATAGCTATTGCTACTGGTGTTATGCCATTAGTAACACCATTATTTGGTAGTAAAGCACCTGGAGTTACAAGTAGTGTAGGTACTGCTGTAAATGATTTAACTGCTATTGGTGGTGTTGTTGTACAGGCAGAAGCCTTGTTACAAGGACAGGGTACTGGTCCACAGAAACTAGCTGCCGCGGCACCGTTGGTGGCGAATATTGTTAAGACTAGTGAATTAGTAAGTGGGCATCAAATCACTAATGAAACTTTGTTTATCCAAGGTTGTACAGACTTAACGAATGCTGTAGCAGAAATTCTTAACTCATTAAGTTCAAATGGTGTTAATAGTACTGGAACAGTAATAGCCTCTGTACCAACACCAACTATTGCACCAGTACCTGCGGTTTTTAAACCTTTTGGTAAGTAAGTTTTCCCAAAGACAATCATCTTATGTCATTATTGAAACCAGTAAAAGTAGATTTCGGAGAGGACGAGAATAAAGCCTTAGACAAATATGTCTATGACAATCTCACGTCCTTGAAGAACTCCTATGCAAACCTGCATGAAAACTTGGTTCCTAAATGGCGTAGGTTGATTAAAGGTAAGCCAAGAGAAGAAACACGTAACTTCCCTTGGCCTAACGCCAGCAATGTAATAATCCAGTTAATAGGGGAAAATGTCGATGTACTTAAAGCTACCCAGCTTGGGAGTATATATGAGATTCTTCCCCTATTTTCTGCTGGTCTTGTGGGGGATTTTGAGGAAGCAGAACAGGGAGATAAGCAACGTGTTGCACTGGAAGAGTTCCTTAATTTAATGGGGCTTAGTAAGAAAGAGTTAGATTTATATCGTGTAGAAAGCCGAGCCGCACATGATAATGCTGGGTTAGGATCAGTTCTAATTAAGTTACCCTGGGTAACAGAAACAGAAGCGGTGGTAACAGGAATAGATTCTAACAGTAAGCCGATGTATGAGAAAGAGATTATATATGATGGTCCAAGACCTGAGAAACTAGCTTATGAAGATTGGGCAGCAACACCCGGAGCTAGTACATGGGAGTCGGCAAATTTCAAGTATCATAAATACACACTCACTAAAAACAAATGTGAGGAACGAGTATTCTTCGGGGCGTTTGATAAGGAAGCATGGGAAGATATCAAAAACTCTCCAACTAATGAAAGCATTAGCACGGAGGATGAAGAGAAGTTAAGGTTGCAGAATATTGATCCACCGCAGCCAAGTGGGAAGAGTATTGCAACATGGACATTTTATGAATGCTGGTTTAAATATTGGCATGACGATGTTTTATTCAGCATCCTTTATACTATCCATCTGGGTCACGGAGATAACGCTGGACAGGGAAAGCGAATGTCAGCTTTCTTTAATTTCTACCCTAAAAATGATGAACCTTTTGAGTATTGCAGGCTTGGTTATAGTGAAGATGGGCTTATAGGATACGGCTTTGCAGAAATGGGAGAGATGTATCAAGAAGAGGTATCCACTGGACATAATCAGCGTGTTGATAACCGTACTCTCGCTAATACTTCAGTTCTCCTTGGCGGTCGTAATGCTAGGATTGATGCTGGTATTAGTTTATTTCCTATGGCTGTGTTGCCGTTTGATAAGAATGATGTTGATATCGTCCAACTCGGAGCAAACTATCCAAGTAGTGTTGCGGAGGAGCAGCTTACAATAGCACTTGCAAAGGCTAGATTCGGAACAGATATTCCCGGTGGAGAAGGTATGGGAAGTGGTACAGTAGATAAAAAAGGTAATTATAACAGCATGGGCACCTTTTCTATCATGCAGGCAGGTAACAGAAGAATTAATATCAATGTCACAGACTTTCGATATATGCATCTTAATGTAGGACAGAAGTCTGTTAGACAGTATGCATATTTTGGAGTCGGGGACGAGCGACTTAAGTATCTTGGAAAACAAAAAGAAATTCTCCAGAGAGCAATGGAGAATATCAAGTCAGGTCGTTTAGAATTACCTATTAAGGCAGCGACAGCTAGCATTAATAAAGAAATCGAAAAGCAAACTGGAATGCTATTTACGCAAGTAATGAATAGGCATTTCGGAGCTATAGGACAGTTATTACAAGGTGTATTAAACCCGTCTGTGCCAGAACCTTTAAAAGAGTATATTATGGGTTCCATAAGTGCACAAGCATATGTTATGGGTAAGTTACTTCGTGCCTTTAACTATGATGATATATCTCGTATGCAACCAGAGGTAGAGATTTTAAATAAACTAAGGAGCCAGAGTAATGGACAACCAAACGTTCAAGGATCAGCAGAACAAGGTGGACAAGGTAATCAACCCGGAACTCAGCAAAATAATGGAACGCAAACAGGAGGTACTCCTGCACCTAAAGCAGCCGGAGCAGGGCCTACTGGACAATTATTACAATAACATCTTAACTCAATTAAATAATGAGTTAACTTTTAATTTTGTTAATTCACAAGGACGTGATATCTCGGATGTTATTCGTGGGAAGATTTTTATGGTAAAGGATTTGTTAAGTCTTAAAGATAGATTAGAAAAGATTGTTAAGGAAGGAGCTAAAAACTAATGGCCTGGGGAAAAGAATTAACGAAAGAGGATCTTGTTAAAGCAGGATTGAATCCTGATGATCTTACGGAGTTAAAGGCAAAGGGTGTTACTAAAGAAGAGTTAACTGCAATGGAAACGAAGATTACTACTTCTGTTACAGAGGCTCTTACAAAAAGTCTTGGGGAATTAGAAACTCGTCTTAGGACACCTACTAATAAAGAGGGTGAAGGAAATAATAACAACAATAACAATAATAACAACAATCAGACCGAAGATGATACGGCTGCTTTTTTAACCGATGCAGTAGGATTCGTTAATAAGAAAGTAGGCCAATCTATTGCTTTTACTGCCATCAATGCAACTAAGATGCGTATGGACTTGGCATTAGATCGTGCTAAAATGGCCTCACCATTATTTAAGAACGAAGCTCTTGCTAAAGAGATTATGGATGAGTGGGGTTCTTATAAGCCAGAGAACTTTGCCATGAATAAAGATTTTGATCCTGATAAACTTCTTGGGAAAATTATTAATATGGTAAAGGGTTCCCATGCAGAAGAAATTCAACGAGATACGGATAAACGAGAAGGTAAATATAATCTCGTAGCATCTACCAGCGGTGGCGGTGGAGGTGGTGGGAATGGTAATATTGGTAATGATAATACTGGTAAGAAACCAGAAGATATGTTAACAGAGATTGAAAAAGCGCAGGCTGCTCGTTATGGTATGACTCCAAAAGAATGGGCAGATCAAAATGCTGAAATGGCTGCGGAAGAACAGAAAGTACTAGCGAGGGCTTAAATAAATGTCACCATTAAAGAGACACACACCACTACCGGAGAATATTCAGTTTGCGACAGAAGATCAAGCTGATGCTATGATATCTGGATTAGGAAATGAAGTAAAGACTAGTCCTATTGACAGTTCTGAACAAATTGATATTGACCCCATTAACCCACTAGCCGATCTTGCTGCAAAGGTACAGGAACATCTTCGACAGAATATTGCCGATAATTCCATGTCCTCTGCACCTAAAGAGGCTTATGAAACTGGGGGAGTTACTGTTACACCACCAACAGATACTAAAGCCTATCAAGGTCAACTAAGTCCAAGAGATCGAGATGATCTTATTGGTCGAATGAAGGCAGGAACGGCTACTAAGGCAGATTTGGCAAACATTGATGAGTCTATGATTATGGACTTACCAATGATCCAAGCGTCTAATTTTAGTATACCTGGGCAATATAGTCCTAAGCCGAAAGATCCTGCCATTCGTTTTAGGTGGGTAAATTGTATTAATGCATTACAAAGTAATATGCAACGCTTTTTGGCTTTAGGTTTTGTCTTAGCAACACCTGATGATGTTGATCAAGTTAAGACACCTTTAGCGGATTCGATGATCAATGGAACACAAATTAAACAATATGATGTTGTTCTTATGAAGATCAATGTACTACAACTTATGGCCCTTTATAAGAAGAATGTCATGGATAGTCTCTATAAATTAGATTCTGTCCAACGTGGCGGAGTAGCAGCGGCAAGTCAGTCTTTTATGGATGATATTAGTAAAGATCCTGTTGCTAGGGGTCAATTAGCGAGTGCTACATATAAACGTGGTGGGGAATCTCCTGTTACGTTTACACAGAATTAAACAACGGAGAAATAAACAATGGCTTCATTACTTGCAACACATGCTATTATTGAAGTAGTGAGTACTAAACAAAACACTACGGAAATGACAGATGCACCACAAGAGAAAGCGGCACAGACTTTCTTTATGGGAACGCCTGTACAATTAAATGGTGGTTATGTTCAGGCATGGGATGGTGTTACTGTTGCTAAGGGCATTGCTGGTGTGGCTTTAGAGAATGCTCATAACCTTGCTACTAATGGTGCTGGAGCGCCTACTGCTTTTGGTATTGTAGGATTTCCGGGTACTGGTACTACATTTGGTAGTGTTCAATTTCAGCCGAATGCTGTTAATATTCCTGAAGGCGCTCCAGCATCATTAGGATATATTGACATGGCAGAAGCTAATCCTGATACTATTTTCTCAGCACAAACGGATAATAGTACTGGCACTGCTACTACACCAACTGTTGCCAATATTGGCTCACAGTATGGTATGTCCTATGATGCTAATGGATATGCATACGTGGATTTTGCAAAAGTTACACCTGGGACTAATACTGTTGTATTAATGACCGGGCTTCATCCTATTGATGGTTCTATTGCAAATGCGAGGATTTTATTTCAATTCTTACAGAGTGCTTCGCAGTTAGTACCGTAATGATTTTTTTGATTTTAATCTTGCATTAATAGTCTAGGAGTTTAAATTATGAGTATGGTACGGGGCCAGTATGCTCAATTAATGGCACCAGGACAAAGAAAGATCTTTGTACAATGGAATGAAATGTATCAAAGAGAACTTCAATATCCTGCTGTCTTTAATGTTGAAACAATTACTTCAATGTACAAGGATGAGTTAGAATTTGCTGGAACTGGTCCTATGCCATTGAAGCCTGAGAATACACCTTTGTTTTATACAAGGTTAATTCAGGGTGGTACTATTCGTAGTATCCCCTTAACTTATGGAATGGCTGCACGTTCGTCATTTGAGTTGCATGATGATGATCAGTATGGGGTTATTAAGCAGGTTCCGAAAGCATTAGCTCGCTCGCAACAATTTACGGAAGAGTTAGTGCCTTGGAATATTATTAATCTTGGTTTCTCCACCGTCAAGAGTATTGACGGTGTGACCTTGTTTAATAATCAACATCCCTTACTTGGTGGTCCTACTGCTACTTCATACACGCCCGGTATTAGTACTATTATTTCAGCACCGGGTACTTATCCTAATCGACCTGCTACTGATATTGATTTGTCTTTTGCTGGAATTCAGTTAATGACTAACCAATTTCAGGGTATGGTAGATGGACAAGGTTTGCCAGTTACTTACTTCCCAAAATCTATTCTTATTCATTTTACTAATAGATTCTTGGCTCGTGAGTTACTTGGTTCACCGGGAAAACCGGGGACTGCAACTAACGAAATTAACTCACTTCTTGGTGAAGATTTGGGTTACATGATTAGCAATTATCTCCAGTCTGTCGGAGCATGGTTTGCTCTTTGTGAGAAGAAATATCATCATCTTAAGTTTATTTGGCGCCAAAAGCCGAAAACGGACTTTGATGATGATTTTGATACCAAGGCTCTTAAAGAATCTGTTGTGTCAAGATTCACGGCTGTTCCTGATAATTGGCTTGGTGTTTGGGGTTCAAACGGACCATAGTAATAAATTAGTATTGGAACAAGGAGCCAGTACTTTTATATCAAATGGAGATTATAAATATGAAGTTTCTTAAGAGTTTAGCATTATTAATCCCCTTTCTTGTTTTGACCGCGGGGTTAAGCGAAGCACAGCAAACACAATATGTACAAAGTTATGGACCAGTAACATCGGTAGTAGCATGTACTGCTGCTGCTGGTGTGAATACTTCTGCTGCTATTGCCCCTTGTGGTGGCCAAGGTGGAATGTATCAGAATAGTCTTGTTTTGTCACATACATTAACGTGGACTTCTGTAGCGACTGTTTCAACTTGTACTATTGAGTTGGAACAGTCATCTACTGGTACTGGTTCATGGACATTGTTGGGTACTCAACAGACTTGTACTTCCTCTGGGACATATACATTTATTGGTACTGCGGCATATGTAAGAGTTAATATTACAGCTCTTACTACAACCACAGGTACTTTTCAGTTTAATTATTTTGGTCAAATAGGAAATAATCCTCTTGTTGGGGAGTTAATGTTATGTGGAACTGCTGCTGCTTGCAGTCCTACTTTTGGCATTGTTGGTCGTATTGTATTCGGTTCCTGTCCAGCATCATCTTCTACCACTTGTGTAGTTACTGGTATTAACCCAGCATTTACAGCTACAACATCGTATTTTTGTAATGTAACTGATAATACTACTGCTGCTAATAATGCTTTGAAAGTTACGAATACTAGTACTAGTTCTTTTACTATTACTACAACTTCTAGTTCTGATGTGTTTAGTTATACTTGTATTGGGTATTAAAGGAGATTTTATGGCAGATTCACCGATTCAACATGGGTTGGTTAAGTATGAATACCAACCAAATAGTTTTGCACAGTATAGGTATTACTGTGAATGTCTTTGTGGTTTTCAATGTCGCTTAGGAACAGAACAAGCATCTAAGAGTCAATTTGATTCACATCTAATGGCTCATGGTATGGATGCTTATTTTGCTACTTTAAAATCAGATGCAGTAGTTAGTGAAAGTGATGTTAATAAAGTTGCTGATGGTGGTGCTAGTAGTAATGAAGGAGATGGTAGTCAGTTAATTACTGGTAAGGTATCACCAGAGGGTTTAACGGAGCATGAGAGTACTAGTACTACTAAGTGGGATCCATTTGTAGAGCCTAAGAAAGAAGTAGTTACTACTACCACAAATACCAGTCCAAAGATTACACCATTACCAGTGAAGTAAGAAGGCTAAAGGAGCCTCTTATGTCTGAGCATCATCATAGTGACGATGATACACATCAATTAAGACGTATCGCTGATACACTGGAAAAGTTATATCATTTGTTGTTACACGCGGCAAATGAAGATAGTTCACCCACTAAAATCGAAGTAAAATGGAAAATTGAGGGAAAATATATGTCAACGAGTTCTTTACCACTTAATCTCAATGCAACATCAAATGCAGTCGGTTCTGTTACGGAGTTGAATAGTGATGGGTCAGTATTCGTATTTAACCCAGCCTCTATCCAAGCAGTAGCACAAGATCCGACTATTGTTGGTGTTGTCGTAAGTCCTACTAATGGTGCAATTACGGTTACTCCTCTTAAAGTTGGTAGTACTTCTGTAGCAGTACAAGATTCTGCTACAGGTGTTGTTAGTCCGACGTATACCTTTACTGTTACTCAATCTACTACTGGCCCAACGCCATCTAGTCTAAGTGTTTCTTGGGCAGTGACACCTTAACTTTATTAACATAGGTTCCCACTACCTTACGGGGGATAGTGGGGGCTAGGGTAGGTTTTGTGGCTCCTTTACTACCCTAGTTTTTAATAATTATCATAACCGAAAAGGAGCCAGTTTTTTCTTTTTGTAGGATATATAAGGATTAATTATATGGCGTACAAAGGGAAAAGAAGTTATCTTTCTGGTCCGTGGCACTTTTGTAATAGATGTGCCTTTAAGTGGCATATTAGTGAGATGACATGGCAGCGTGGATTACTTCTTTGTCCTTGGTGTTTAGACTATGGTAATGATGGTGTTCCTCTTATTGGACAAAGAGAAGCTATGATACAGGCAGTTTTTGATGTACCTACAATGGAATTACAACCTGACCCGAAACTTACTGAAGCTAGTGAGATTATAGGGAATATGGATGAAGAGCTTATTTGGTAAAATTTTATAACTTTTAACGGAGACAACAAATGGCAACATCACCTTCACTTCCGAATATTCAAACGTATCCATTATGGCAAGCAGTTAATCAGCAGAATGGGAATGTCATGTATACTCTTGAAGTGGCACAGGTACAAGTTAGTGCTGCTCAGATGAATTTACTTAAGACAACTCCTATTCAATTAACACCAACACCGAGTATTTATCAATGTCTTTGGGTTGATACTTATTCAGTTCGACTTGATTATGGTGGGACTGCATATACATTGAATGGTGGAAACCTTAAATTATTTTATGGTCCAGTAGCAAATGCAAATCCCCTTACTGGTGATCTTAGTGCGATTTTAACACAGACTGCTAGTGCGATTAGTATTAATGGACCTATCTTATTTGTAGGTCCAGCGTCTTTTGCTACTACACAACAAATGCCAATTTATATCGGTAATTCTGGTGGTGCTAATTATTCTCTAGGTAATTCACCAGTTACTTTTACTGTTTTCTTTGGTCGTACAACTCCGTAATTGTATAGGAGATTATAATGGACGTAACATCAAATCCTTGGGTGATAACGGCCGCGGATGTTGCTGCTGGACCTGTGATAGTGTTTGCGTATAAATGTCTTATTGATAATGTGGAGTTTCAACAGTATACAAATACCACAGATAGTGCAACAATAAATCAAGCAAATGGGAAGAGTTTTGCTTATTTAAAAGGTGCTGCGGATCTAGAAACTGTCCGAACAGGACAATCAAGACATGCAGATGGGATTGTGATACCTATAAATGGTATTACGCTAACTGGAACAGTACGTATTTATCATCATTAAAAAGAGGATAACAATGAAAAAAATAAATTTACTTTTGTGTATTTTGTTGTTATCTTCTTTTTCTTTTTGTCAATTATCAACACAATCTCCTCCACAGACATATTCATTATCTGTACAAACACCGTATATACTACCTGTTATTGGTAGTGGAACACAGTATTACCAGATATCATGGAATGTAATTGGAAGTCTTTCAGCTTGTACTGTGGAAGTTGATAGTAGTACAACCGGGACTGGTAGTTGGGGTTCCGGGGATATTATTGCGTCACAGACATGTACTAGTAGTGGGAATTTTACTAGTACAGCACATACGGTGAATTATGTTCGGATTAATACTGCTGCTTCTATTACTGGCACTGGTAGTCTTGTCGTTACACTTACAGGATATTTAAATAATCCTGCTGGTGGCGGTTCTGGGACAGTTAATACAGGTACAACTGGACAGATAGGTGTTTATCCTGGAAGTGGTACTACTATTGGACCTGATAGTTTATTGACTGATAATGGTGCTACTTTAACTTATACTGGTACTAATTATATTGCACCCAATGGTTCAACTACTGTTCCTGGGTATACTTTTAATTCTTATAATACTACAGGTATTTCTGCATGTTCGGCTAATATTTTATGTGCCTTATCAAATGGTATAGCAGTTGCTATTTTTACTGGTGGAATTGAAATAACAAATTCTGGAACATTTAAAGCTAGTCAAACTGGAGTTTCTACTGGTGCGGTGGGGGCTAGTATAGGTACTACTGGTAGTGGAACAACAGAAGCGTGGAGTATTAATAGTTCTAATAATACCGGGTTAATTTTACAAAATCAGTGTAAAGTAAATGGTGCCATTACCCTTTCAACTTCTCCAACTACTATATGTTCTTGGACATTACCGAATGCAGCACAAACTTGGTCTTGGTTTTGTAATGGTAGTTATTCTATTACTGCTGGAACTACTCCTGAAATATCATTAGGAATGAATGCGTCACAAGCACCCACTACTGAAACTGGTCATGGTCTAATTGGATCAGTTGGATCAAGCGTTTCGGCAGTACAAGCATTTACTTATAATAGTGCTACTTCAACTAGTGCAGGAAATGTACCATTTGCAACACCAACAGTTGTTTTAACTACTGTAACAGATTCTCCCTTTCAAGCATGGGGTATTATTCAAGCATCTGCAACATCAGGAACATTTGCTATTACTGCATTACTTAGTGGTACAACACCAGCAGGTACTATAGTAACTGGAACAATTTGTAACATTGAATAAATAATTAAAAAGTAGTTTATATGTCTAAGAATTATTTTGAAATAAAATTTAAGGGTCCATGGAAGGGTGTTAATTCTAACACACCAGAGGACCAACAAACGGTGGATTCTTCGCCGTATATGAATAATTTTATTTTAAAGAATGGAGAAATTCGTACTAGGCCAGTACAGTCATTATATATTCCCGGACCTCCAGATGGGAATCCGGTACTATTTATACATACATTTCAAGATAGTAATAATGTAAATCATACTTGCTGTGTAACTAGTTCTGGTTTATGGCAACTAAATAGATTATGGACAAGGAATTCAACTAAACCAAATAAAGTATGGAGTCTAGTTGGTTCCTTTCCAGTACAACCTGGACCTAATAATCCAGCAAGTGTTCAAGTATTCGTTGATAAATTATTTTGGACAAATGGTGGTCAAAATCTCTGGATGTGGGATGGGATAACTAGTGTAAGTGCTCCTGCATTATGGCAGAAGAATACACCATATTTACAAGGATCACAAATCATAGACTCTCATGGTAAAGTCCAGGTTGCTAGTAATTCTGGTATTAGTGGTGGAGTAACTCCTGGTTGGTCAGTAACTCTTGCTGGTACGACGGTTGACGCTGGTACAACGCCTATAACATGGATCATGGGTGGTGTTCCAGCGGCGGCTAATGGTTTCAGTTCTGTTGGTATGGTAGATGCGACTAATGGGATAACGGCTGGTGCGTTATTCTTGATTGAACTTAATGCACAACTTATAATGTTAAACACGAATGAAAGTGTTGGTGGTTATTTTACACAACGTGTTAGATGGACACCTTCTGGGTTACCTACTATATGGGATCCGAATGTTAATATTGGAGCTGGTTTTAATGACGAACTCGATGTTCCTGATAGCATACTTGGTGCTCTTACTGTTGGTACTACGGCGTTTATATTGAGGCAGAATGGGATTACGGAAGTTACTAGTACTGGACAGGGGATTAATCCATTTGCATTTAATCATTTATGGGCTAGTGATCGTGGGATAGGGAATATTATACCATATGGTTTTGCTGCATATGGACCATTGGGGATATTTATAAGCAGTGATGATATTTATAATGTTTCTCTTGGTGGTTTTAATCGTATCGGTGGGACAGCAAGAGATGCTATATATGATGATTTGTATCAAGCAGTAGGTTATCCTGTTGGAAGTATTATTCCATATTATCAGGGAAACTATGTTTATAATCATTATAAATTAGTTATTCCTCAATCTGGTGGTACAAAAATATGGAATTATTCTATAGAAGATTCTAGTTGGCAACCAGAGTTTAAATCAAATACTTTCTTTACTGGACATTCACGATATTGTTATACTGGTTAATATATGGCTTTTCCTCAATACGGCCCTAATAGTCCCGGTGGATTACCACCATTACCTCCTTTACCTAAAGGACCATTTGGAAATCAATCGTCTAAGTTGGGGAGTAATCCGGGGTTATTAACAAGTACTGGTGGTTTGTTTGGTGTTAATGGAGTGTTGTTAACTCCTGTGTTTAATAATACTACTAAAAAATCATATATCCTATTGATGGATCCAACTAATTTTAATTGTGAAGAACCAGCAGAATATGATTTCCCACAAGTTAAACCGTCATTAGATGCCCCACAAGAGGGGCGTGATGTTAGTTGTCATATGTTGATTTTGGAATATCGTGAATTAGGATATGCCACACTTACTATAAATGTAACAACATTTGAGCAAAATACAGATTCATTTACATCATATCCATATCAAGTTAGTATTCCACCTAAACCATTAAAAGGAAAAAGGAAATCAAATTTTCCTGATGGTCGGATACATACATTACGTATACCGATTAATGTACCAGGAGAAAGGCCACAGCCGACAATAAATAGTAATGGTGGTTCTGGTGCATATTCAATAATTTCTCTTGTGTTATGTGGCAATGCTGATGAGACACCGCAAATGTAATGAAGATAACTAGACCAAAAACGTATGATATTAAAGATCCTAATGCTAAGAGATTTACTGAGGATATCTTTAAGTTAGTTAATCGGAATATTAGTTTTGGAACACAGGTAAATGGAGCAGATCAAAATGTAGATGGTAGTATGGTGGAAATTGCTGATACTGGTTTAGCGAATACACAATTTACTGTTACACATAATTTACAACGTATACCACTATATGTTGATGTAAAATATATAAATGTTAATGGTAATATATGGTCAAGTGCCCCGGCAACAAAGACACAATCATTTTATATGTGTAATGTAGCTCATGCACATATTCGACTTTTTGTACACTAAGTTAGGAGAAACAAATGGCAACGACGGATGTAACAAATCAATTAGTTGCAAATGTCTCAAGTACCGAGCAAAGTACTTCCAATGTAGATATTAATAGAAGTACTGGAAATCCAGCTTTTGCTAGTAATGTTGGACAATTTACAACTTATAAAAAGTTAAGTGCTGGTGGTAATACAATACCATTACCAATAAGTCCCATTACAGAAGTATATATTAAAAATATAGATCCTGTAGCAACTTTAACAGTCACTTGGACACCGAATACTGGTGGTTCTGATGTTACTATTACAGTATTATATCCTGGAGATCAAATTATTTTATGGCAAGCTCCTGGTGGAGCGACTGCTGGAATAACTACATTAGAAATAGCAGCATCTGCTGCGGGTTTTGTTGAATATTTTCTTGGTGGTTAGGGTTATATGGTTATTAATGACTTAGTACCAGCAGTTCTTAGTAAACTCCGTGGTAGGACGGATAAGACGGGGTCGTGTCCGTACTATATTGCACAGGCATTAATTGATCTATCACAGAATTATGAGTTTGAGGAACTTAAAGTAACAGGACCTCTTACGAACTTTGTACAGAGTATATCACAATATCCATTAAGAGGTTATGACCTTCTTGGAGTTAATGGAAATCCCTTTATACAAAGTTCAACGGATAGAATAACATTTCTTAGAAATTGGTTTACATACTTTGATACTAGTGGAACTATTACCGTAGGACAAAGTACTGGTATGGAGATGAAAGATAGAGACATTCGTGTAGTTGAGCCTATGTCTAAGATCTTAGGACTTCCAACAGTGTATTGTCTAAGTGGTTCGTATGATAATAATGGATATATTCTTGTAGGCTTTATGCCAGACAATCCATATCCAACACAATTAACGTATCAGAGACAACATCCATTTAATATTTCATATGAGCAAGTATTGTTATCTATATCCAACACACAGGCTCTTGGGCAGATAGCACAGTCGAAAATCTATATGCCGATAGATTGGACTGAGATAATCATAACCGCTGCGGCAGAAAAGGCATGTTATGATATTGGTATGGTGGATATTGGACAACTATATCATAATCAATTATATGGATATAAGGACAAACGTGGTAATGAAATGCCCGGTATTATAACCGTTCGTATGACACAACAAGATAGGCAGACTAGTTTTAATGAACGACAATTACGACCTGTCGTTAGACGATATACTTAGGAGTATATATGGCTAGTCCTTCTTTTGGGCTTACAGGTAATAATGCACCACTTCCACCACAGGGAAATTGGAATCCTACTGGAACGAATACTGGTGTAAGTATGAATAGTGGTGGTAATCAACCTTACCCTATGTTCGGAGCACCATCTGGGACAAGTTCAGTAACACCATCTTCTAATGCTCCGTTATGGAGTGGTACTAGTGGTGGTCTTTCTGATCTTAGTAGTGGCTTTACAGGGAATCAAGTCCCTCAAAATTTATTAAACGAACTCAACCAGACATACGGTTCTGGTATGGGGAATGAGATTAATAATCTACTTACTAATGGATTATTCAATCCTCAGATCGCCGCCGCATTCCTTAATGCAATGGGTCCTGGAAATGCACAAGGGCTTGCATCAGTACAAAATTCTTTTGGTGCTGAGGGATCACGATTCGGAAGCGCGGCTGCTTTGGGGATTGGGAATTATGAGAGTCAAGTTAATCTTAATGAGCAATCAACATTAGCAGGTATGTATGAAAATGCACAAACAGAACAATTACAATTATTAACTAATCTCATGGGGCCACTACAAGAAACACATGCAGATCAGGGTGGTTTTATGAATGATTTTGCAGATTTCTATAGTGTAGCTATGGGACTTGCTAATCTTGTTACTGGTCCTGTTCCTAATGTTAGTCAACCTACTCCAAAAAGTACTGCTGCATCGGATGTACCAACATCAACACCGAATAATATTATGGATCAGTTTAGTACTCCTTCTACTGATGGAAGTACTGTCGGGAGTGATTCTGGTACAATGAATTCTGGTGCTCTTGATCAATATAGCGGTGAAACTAGTGCCGCAGCAAGTCTTGGTGGTAGTAGTGGATTACTTGGAGATACTGGTGCTGCTGGGAGTACTGGTGGTCTTGGTGAATTAGCAGCATTCTTTGCATAGGAGGATATATGGATGATGTATTAACACAAGCTGCTAGTTCTAGTCTGCCTGGAAATACTGGCGTAAATCCTAATAGCCTCACGACTATGGCACCACAGCCATTAGCACAGCCTAGTCCTCGTCCACAGTTACAAGTACCACAACAGCAACAAATGCAGCCACAGAATCATTTTCAGACTGCTGGTGCTCGGAAGAGATATGACCAAAGCAGGATGGCTAATGGAATTGCTCAGGCTATTAAAGCGGGGTCGGACTATACACAGGCGAAGAAGAATAGGACATTGGAGAATAATATTACTCGTTTAATGTCTGCACAACAAGGGAATACAGAAGCACAGGCAGTGTTACAGAATGATCCGAATAATAAAGAGGCTAAAGAGGCAATAAAGAAAAATACGGCCATAATCAATGATATCACGACAGACCCAAAGATATCTAAACAATTACAGAAGGCATATGATATTGATATCTTTGGAACAAAGAATGGTAAGAATAAGAACGAACAAGCTGCCCTAGCAACTGCTATGACTAAATGGCAGAAGGATAAAGCAGAGGCGGATAAGAATGGCCAAGCACAACCACTTAATCCGATTGCACAGAAATTACAGAATGCTCAGCCAACGAGACAGCAGCTTAATCCACAACAACAGATTAATGCTCAATTAATCCAACAGGGACTTATTCCTGATGCAAATCATCAGAGTACAGCGTCGTGGCAAAATATTAAGACATTATCTGAGGCAAAAACAAAAGAAGATGAAATTGCTGGTCGGGATAAAGTAGCACAGGATTTAATTAAAGCAAAACAAGGTGGATATGAGAAACAGTACTTAGCTGCAACAGCAAAATATCTAAGTAACGAAAAGATTGCAGAAGCTAATAGAGTGGCTAGAGTACAAGTTGCTAAGATACAGGCTGCTGAATGGGATAAGAGGATTGATATTCTTAGAAAACAATCTACTAATAATCCTGTTCTTAAGACTTTGTAT